CTAAATACACCTCTAAAACAAGTCTTATTTAAGAATATAAACATAGCAGAACCTAGTATATCATTTTTATCATTTACGCATAATTTATTATATTCACTTCTTATCCAATAATAGTAATTTTCTTTTGCTATTTTTGCTTCTTGTATATTTGCGGGTTTTCTATTAATTTCTCCGTTACCACAATCATTAAAATCCGTAATGATATTTCTCAGTATATAATATAATTCGTTATGACGTGTTTGTATGTTTTTGTAAATATAAATTAATGGTTCATTTAAATCATACGCATATATATTACCATGTATTTTTATGACTCCGTTTTTAATATAAGATAATAAAGTTAATAATACGCTCCCCCCTCCTAAAAATATTTCACGATAATTATTTATTTCGGTTGGAAAATCTACAATAAGTTTATCCATGATTTGTGTTTTCCCACCAACCCACTTTAAAATCGGTTTTGGAATATGTATTTTTGGGGTAGAAATCTCTTTAAAATTATCATCGGTTTTATGTGTAATTAAATAAATCAGGGTTGATTTATTCCACGACTTACAATTTTTAATATTTAATTTGGAACATTCAACCAATAATTGTTGTTTTGTCATTTTTTGGAAATCCATTTTTGTTTATAAACAATATTACAGACCTTTGTTTAATTCAATTTTATTTTATTTAACTACAAGAAAGGGAACATTAAACTAAAAGAAAGGATAACACTTCTTATTAAAATTGAAATAATTTATATAAATAAATAAATAAATAATAAATAATGAATACTAGATTGTCTTGTAAATCCGAAACTGCCGAACAAAAGACCGAAAAAGCAAAAAAACTTGCTGAAAAAAAGTCAGGAAAGACAAAAACACCTGCTAATATACCTGGAATCACCACCGAGTTAAAATACAAACCAAGAATAATTAATAAGGGAACTGGTGCTGGCGGCGCGAATACAAATTATTATGGGAAACAGTTTGAAGAAAAAACTAATAATCATCAGAGGTTATTAGATATGGGATATATTAAAAATAGTTTTACAAAAAAAAACAAAAAAGCGTCTGACTTTTATTTATCAAAAATATTTGAAAATAAAAAGGTTGTCTTTGTATTACAAACTGGATTAAAACAGTATATGAAGAATAACTATAACATGGATTTATTTAGATGTCCAGACGAAGCATATATTATTGAATATAATTGTGGTAGAAAAGTAATAAAAATATTAGAAAAAAAAGAGCAAAATGTTGAGGGTTCAGTAGAAACTAAATTATGGTCAGGACCGTCTCTTAAAAGAGAGTATGAATTAGTATTAGGTCCAGAATTTGAAGTGTTTTATGGATTTTGTTTAAATAAGTTTTTGAAAAATAAGATTGTTTCAACCGAAAAAAAATATACAATATTAAATACAATATTTAATGAAACTAATATAGCAGTTTTGTTTGGAGAAGATGACGACTATTTTGAAACATTAGATAAATGGTTTAATAATTCGTTATAATAACTTCTTTTGCCTTTGCGTCCGGATTTTTAGAATTAATTGTTCTTTTACATAAAATTGATAATGTCTTATATGTTGGGTTTGTAAAGTTTTCACGAACTAAACTTACATCCGCATTACTTAACATTACTTTTTTATTTGTGTCTGTTAAATTATGTATTAATTTAAATAAATTATTATGGTGTTCTATATTAAATCCATTCTCAGTATATCCTACAAACGAAGTATCTGATTCAGGACAATATGGCGGGTCAAGGTATATAAAATCATTTGGTTCAACATTTGTTAGTGATGTATTAAAATCACAACATTCAAATACCACATTTTGTATTAAATTGTGTATTTCTTCTAAATGCTCTTTATTTATAATTTCCGGATTTGGATAATGACCGTATGGAACATTAAACCCGTTGGGTCCTATCCTAAATACACCTCTAAAACAAGTCTTATTTAAGAATATAAACATAGCAGAACCTAGTATATCATTTTTATCATTTACGCATAATTTATTATATTCACTTCTTATCCAATAATAGTAATTTTCTTTTG